ACCTTACATGGGCAGAAGTCACACCCACAGTTACATGGGCGACTTATCCAGCCGATGTGACATGGGATAATGCAGAGTCTTATATTGGTGAAGTGGACTCAGGCTTCTACACGATGATTGCCCTTGCAGCTAGTGCATCTGCTAAGTCTCAGACTTTAGTTGATCAGATTGCTAACAGCGCACTAGGTCAAATTTATGAGGAAAAGGATGGAGATGTCTCTTATGCCGATGCGGATCACAGGTCTAACTATCTCGCAACAAATGGCTTTACTAACATTGACGGGTCTTATGCAACACCAAGCTCTATCACCTCAACAACTCAGATTGCACGCATCCGTAACAGCCTTATCTATCGATACGCCACAGGATACGGATCAACATACAGCACCTCTGACACAGACTCTATAGCCTCTTACGGGCTCTTTGAGCGTTCGTTCGACTCTAACATCAAGAACCTTGCAGACATCACGGATATCGCCTCTAGAGAGTTAAACCTGCGTAAGAACCCACGCGGGTCATTGGGCGCAATTACCTTTCGCCTAGACAATCCAGATATTCCTAGTGCGATGCTAGATGATCTGATTGGCGTATTCTTTGGCGAGCCTGTAATTATTGACAACCTGCCTAGCAATTTACTAGGTGGGCAGTTCGATGGCTTTGTGGAAAACATAGCCCTGAGGGCAACCCCTAGCTTTGTGGAGATCACCCTCTACATCTCAGCTACAGACTTCTCACTATCAACAACCCAATGGGAAACAGTTACGCCTGCTTCACTTATCTGGACGGATGTAAATGCTATACTAACTTGGACTAACGCGACTGGAGCACTAACCTAATGGCAACTACTACACCTAACTTTGGTTGGACTGTTCCAACCTCATCTGATCTAGTCAAGAATGGCGCAACTGCCATCGAGACTCTGGGAGATTCAGTTGATGCATCTTTCGCTGGTCTTACAGTCAATGCACAGACTGGCACTACTTACACAGCAGTCAAGGCAGATGGTCTTAATGCCATTGTCACGATGGACAATGCATCTCCAAATACTTTTAGCATCCCGACAGATGCAACCTATAACTTTCCTACTGGCACTACCCTTCTTGTGTATATGAAAGGTGCAGGTGTAACTACAATTACAGCAGTCACTCCAGGCACAACAACAGTAGTAAGCGCAGGCACAGTTATTGGATCTCCAGTATTAGCTCGTTATAAGTCAGCAGCTTGTATCAAGATTGCTGCTAACTCATGGGTTGTAGTTGGTGGCATTGCGTAATGTTAAACACATTGGCAGGAATTATTGCATCTAGTACTGGTCTTCCACCAACGCCTTCACCTGTTGCTGGTTATAAAGTCTGGCTTGATGCTGCCGATACTGCGACAATCACCCAGAGCGGTGGTGCTGTAAGCCAATGGTTAGACAAGAGCGCGAACGCTTATACCTTTACGCAGGGGACGGCTTCTTATAAACCGACTACTGGAGCAAATACTCAAAACGGCAAAAACGTTTTAACGCTTGGCACTAATGATAACTTAGAAAGTTCTGCTGCTAGTAGTGTGTGGAAGTTTTTACACACTTCAAGCTACACAATCTTTTTTGCTCTTAAATTCAATGTAACAACCTATGGCGGACACCCAATTTCAACTTGTGATTCTACTCCAAACAGCGGAATAGATACTTATCAAGACAGTCCAGGAAAATTTCAAAACATTGTTCTTCGAGGTGCGAGTGGCACTTATGTGATTGCTAACGTAACAGCCTCAAATGCTTTAACAACTAACTTTACTTATGTGACTCTTATCAACGATTGCACAAACGCAACCCCTGCTAATCGCTCAGACATAAGAATTAAACAAGGTTCGGCAATTAAAAATAATGTGCAAGCCAGTTCTGTGAATACTGGAAATCCACAAAGAACCATGCAGTTATTTGATTATGTTGCGGGTGGCAATGAAGGTATTGATGGGCAGTTTGGCGAACTTATAATTTATGAGTCAATTCTTTCATCAGGTGACATCTTGCTTAATCAGCAATACTTAGCAGATAAGTGGGGTGTCTAATGTGGAATTGGTATGAGTGGAATAGCCAAGAAGATTTCAATACTTGGCACAATGCTATCAAAGCCAAACTCAACTATCCGCTTGCTGGCTATATTCAATCAACAGGCGAATTAGATCCAACTGCTCCATTAACTACTGAATACACAGCAGTCAAATTAGTAGAGGGCAAGTGGATTGGTACTGTTGAGGATGAACATTCTGAAGGATTAACCCCAACTGATCTAAGACCAAAGCGAGTGCGCGATGAAGCCCCGTTTATCTAAAGCTGCATCACAGTTACGAGAGCAGATAGATGACTCGTTCCCAGATCGTGACCGCACATCGGATGGTTGGATCGGTGATACCCGACACGCTGCTCGCAAGTCAGATCATAATCCAGATGACCAAGGCTGGGTTCGTGCCATTGATGTGGACAAAGATTTATTCAAGGGCGGAAAGCCAGACATCATGGGAGATCTTGCTGATCAGCTACGTACCTTGTCCAAGTCAAAAGCAGACAAGCGTATTAGTTACATCATTTACGATGGACGAATCTGCTCCAGAATCCTTAACTGGAAGTGGCGCAAGTACACAGGGGCTAACAAACACACTAAGCACATGCATGTTAGCTTTAAGAAAGAAGCTGACAATGATGGTGCTTTTTTTCAAGTATCTATGTTAGGTGGAGAATAATGAAGAACATGAAGAACCCTGCAATTCTTGCTGCTGGAGCATTCTTAGCTGCTTGGGCATCGAGCAACTTTGACCTTGACTATCGCGCAATCCTTTGGGCTGTACTGTCAGGCGTGTTCGGATATGCGAGCCCTAAAAAGTGACACAGACAGACTTCTTCCAGCTCTATATTGCAACCATCGTGGCACTCGGTGGCTTGTCAGGCTTTGTCATTACCCATTTACTGACAGAGATTAAGCGACTCCATGCGCGTGTCGATGAGATCTATAACATACTTCTAGAGCGATAATTTTCTTATGGCAAGAAAACCTACTAAGGCTCTAGAAGAACAGGGTTACTCCAAGCTTGATGCTTATTGCATTGGGCTTTATGAGTATTTCTGCTCGCTTAAAAGAGCAGGGTTTCCAGAGCCACAGGCATATCCGCATTGGATCTTGCCCGATGGGATACCGCCAGAGAAATTAGGCGATTACATAGACGAGGATGACGATTAAGCGAATCGTAGTCGTTTCAGATCTTCAAGTACCATATGAAGATAAGGTAGCCACCCGTAATCTTGCTAGTTTTATTAAGAAGTTTAAGCCTGACCAAGTAGTCACCATTGGCGATGAGATTGACCTACCACAGATAAGCAAGTGGGAAGAAGGGCGCATGGGCAGTTATGCCCAGACCCTAGATGATGACCGCAGTCAAGCTGTGGAGTTGCTATGGGAATTGGGCGTAACAGATTGCATCCGTAGCAATCACACAGATCGCCTGTATAACATCATCATGGCTAAAGTGCCAGCATTCGGAGCATTGCCAGAGTTGCGCTTTGAAAAGTTTATGCGCTTCGATGAGTTAGGTATCACCTTCCATAAGAACCCGATGCCTATTGCACCTAACTGGATTGCAGTCCACGGAGACCACACACCAATCAAGCCACAGGGGGGCTTATCAGCCCTAGAAGCGGCTCGTAGGCATGGCAAGAACGTTATCTCAGGTCATACCCACAGAGCAGGGCGTTCAGCCTTCTCAGAGGCTTCTGGAGGGCGTATAGGGCGTGTCTTGCATGGTGTTGAGGTAGGCAATCTCATGGATTTTAAGCAAGCGGCTTACACCAAGGGTGTGGCTAACTGGCAACAGGCTTTCGCCATCATGTATGTGCATGGCAATAAGGTGCAGGTTGATCTAATTAACATTGAGAAAGATGGGACATTCATTGTCTCTGGAAAGACCTACGGACGAGCCAGATAATCGTTATCATTTCGTTATCAGAATGTGCTTGATTCGTCTGACATATCTGTCACACTAATTCTGTAAGCAACCAAGGGCGTTGCTACGGATAGGAAATAAGATGAGCTTTGAGATGCCAATGATTGTGTTGCTTTTAGCAGCTAATGCATTATGGTACTTAGTCGGTTGGGCTAAGGGTTTTAACGAAGGCAAGCGCGAGGGTCTAATCGTTGCTAAGTCATTTCAGCGAGTGACAACAGATGCGCGCTAATGAAATCTTACTCACCGCCACCGACACGATCCGTGATCGTGGGTTGTCATATGGTCACCCTGCGGATAACCTGCAACACACCGCAATGCTGCTCTCAGCATACCTACAAACACCGATACACGACTATCAGGTGGCAGGGATCATGGTCTTGGTTAAACTTGCAAGGACTAATCAATCAGCACAACACATCGACAACTGGGTCGATCTCTGCTCTTATGGCGCACTCGCAGGGCAGCTAGCCACAGAGGAAAACGAACTGTATGTTTAATTTAGCCGATTACGAGCCAGTAGAGGTGAGACTTGAAAAGTTTATTAAGGACTATCCAGCGTTCCGCATTTCAACTGAGTTGGAAGTTGTCGAGGCTACTCGATACATTGTTAAGGCGTATCTATTTAAGAATGCTGAAGATAGCGTTGCATGGGCAACAGGGTACGCTGAGGAAACAGTTACTAGCCGAGGGGTTAATCAGACTTCAGCATTGGAGAATTGTGAGACTTCGGCGATCGGCAGAGCACTTGCAAATGCAGGTTATGCGCCTAAAGGAAAGAGACCAAGCCGAGAGGAAATGACTAAGGTCGTTGCTACAAAAGTAGTAAAGCCACCAGTTCAAGATGTCAAGCCAGATGATCAGGATTACTGGACTACACCTGTCGGAGAATATAGGGGCGTAGTTGATGCACCTGTCACACTTGAAAAGGCTATGGAGAATGTAGCTGCAATCATGGGAACAGGCGAGGCAGTAGAAGCACCAAGCTGCGAGCATGGACACATGCAATGGCGTGAGGGTGAAAAGAATGGCAAGGCGTGGGGTGGCTACTTCTGCAATACAGCAATCTCATCAGCTCATCGATGCCCTACTAAATGGTACAACTTAGGCAGTGATGGAAAGTTCCAACCACAGAAGGCGAGAGTCTAAATGGGTAATATCGGTATAAAGATCAATGGGGAGTGGGTCGATTTACTATCGGCATTCGTGCCGTGTCAGCTATGCAATGAGCCAGTCCAGATTCGCGATCTCGAGGACATATCATCGGATTCGGTTAATGGTGTTGTCACATGGCAATGCTCAAAGTGTAAAGCTGTTAATGGCTAGTCAAGCAAGAAAGCACAGAGGTTTCCGCACCGAGCGTGTTGTTGCACAGTACCTATCGACTGTCTGGCAAGGCGCATGTGTGGGAAGGGGTAGTGGCAAGGATATTGTTAATGTGCCATTCGATGTTGAAGTCAAAGCCCGCGCTGGATTTCAACCGAAAGCATATTTAGCACAGCTGAAAAGCCGTACAGCCATTTCGGGGGAATTAGGCTTTGGGGTTATCAGACTCAATGGACAGGGTGAAGATGCGCGTGAGTATGCCGCGATCATTCGACTTGAGGATCTCTTGCCACTACTCATATTAAGATATGGTCACCTAGACAAAGAACCTACTGAGGCAGACATAGACCGATGCTCTGGATGTGGGTCATACATGATAAGGAAGTGCTTAACTTGCCAACCTATGATTACAAGTGCACCAGATGCAATCTTAATCAAGAGATCAATCACGGATGGAACAATCGACCAGTGATCTTGTGCAACTATTGTAATGAACCGATGGTTAAAGTAATTGGGGCAGCAGCTACACACTTCAAGGGTAAGGGCTTCTACAGTACGGATAAATAGTTATCCACAGAAGTTATCCACAGCCGGTGATTAGGAGGAACTATGAAACGAAACACCGCTCTGAGCAGGACTTATACAAATGGATTTGACAGCAATGGTACGCTAACGGCGCAGAGCCTCTCAAAGGCTCACCGCGAGCCCCTTAGGGGCGTAGCTCGCGGGGTGCTAGTAGCTATTGGGATAGCTCTATGCATCATGCCTGAAGCAGGTGGATCTAAACCCAAGCAATATGTTACCTATAAAGAATATGCATTACATCTATTACATTATGACTATAAGCAAATGAAGTGCTTAGGTAAGCTCTATGGTAAAGAGAGTGCATGGAATCCTAAAGCTCGTAATGGTAGCCACTATGGAATACCACAGGGTAAGAGTGAGTACCTTGCTACACTGGATGGGTATGGTCAGGTACGATGGGGCTTAGCATACATAGAGCATAGGTACTCAACACCATGCAATGCATTAGATCATTGGAAGGCTAAGAATTGGCATTAGATGAATGCACTATCAAGTGCACCAGATGTGAGACTGATACACCAGAGTCAGAGCTCATCAAGGTGCATGCATGGTGGCTATGTGGTAACTGTTATGATGAGATCTAATGGCTATAGATAAGCTGAACTCTCGTAGGTATCGAGAGCAGCGTGAACGCGTGTTCAAGCGTGATGGTCGCTTCTGCCAGATATGTGGAACAGATGAGGGCGAGATGCATATCGACCATGTAATTCCACGCAAGGTAGGTGGAGACCATA